GATTGTATCCTGATAATATGATGATTGCTCCTGTTCAATGTTCGAATATGTTGCTTTTGACAATTCCTTTAATTTATGCGGCGGCATATTCAGCCACCTTGCTACTTCTTGGATGCTGAATACGCGGCTTTCTAATGCTTGTGCGTCTTTCAAAGGCATTATTGTTTTTTCATATTTTACGCCCTCTTCAAGAACTATGGTTTGATGTGAATTTGATACGCCGCCATAATATTTATTAAAACTATCCTCAAGATTTTTTCTTGCTTTTTGGCTTATTGCGCTTGGATGCGTGAGTATTCCTCCGATATTTGTTCCACGGCTATAAAATCGCGCTTGAAATTCCTCTTGACTCAAAGCAAGCCCGATAGTTTCCCTTGCAAGCGTTAAAATCGAATATCCCCTAATACCATCAAATCCAAAACCGGGAATATGTAATATTTCATCCTGGTCATATATTTTTATACCGACTACAGGATCATTATATTCATAATTCAACCTTCCATCCGACATTATATGTATTTTTTTCATGCAGGCTGGATTTAATAGCCATAAACCAATAACCCGGCGGCCTCTGTCGCGCTCTATATATGAGTATGAGTTCCCCCATGATAGTTGATGATACTTTGTTACTTCCCGCCATGTATATGCGCTTGTTCTAATATTGGCCTTATAGCGCATTACATTATATAACGGCAATTCCGTATAATGGCGTTTACTGTTTTTTTCAATCTTGTAAATGATAACGGGTAATGAAGCTACTGTCTGACTGATTTGCAAACACCCACAAAACCATGCCGAAAAATTGCAAGCTGTTTCTGTGTTTATAAGTTGGCCGGAAGAAGATTGCCGCCCGAATATTTTATCATCGAGCATTTTATCGATATCATCTATACTTTGGAATCCGCGTTTTATACCGAAACGTATTCCGGCGGCGACACTTTTTATTCTGTCGGTTATTTTCAATAGCCGCCTCCCAGTTTTCTATAACATAATTTAGTCGGCTATTATAGTCAATATATCAAAAACTTAATACCCCGCGATCTTCATAAACTGACCCGCCCGATCCACCTGGGATAGCGCGGGCTAATCCCATAATAAAAGCAACTATGCCGTCAATTTTTTCGCTGCTCTTTCCCTTGTCCGGTCTTACATTTCCCGCTTCATCTTCTTTAACCACCACATTTGACGCCATCCAATCCAATACCGGGTTGCCGCCATGCTCCAAAAGGCCAGCCATAAGATGTTTTTCGAATTCTTTTGACGCCGGATACATAGTGACCGCCCCCTGCCTCATTTCAACAGTTGTCATGTTTCTTTTGTCCAATTCCGGTATAATTTTAGTTGCATTCCACGGATCGTATGCCACTTCTTTGATATAAAATTTCTTTGAATCTTCATCTAATTGTGCGAAAATATAGTCATAATCTATAGTATTTCCAGGTGTTTTTTTTATAAAACCGCCTTTTACCCATTCATCATATGGTATCCGCGCCTGCTTTATACGTTTATTGATTGTATCTTCAGGCAAAAAGAAGCGACAGACTGCCTTATAACGCATGTTTTGCGGCAAATTAAGCTCACCCTCTTCATCTTCAACTATCTTGGCTTCTACACCTTCGATTGTCTCTATCGGGAACACATAAACAATAGCCGTAATATCATTTGTAGAACTAAGATCAAGCCCGGCATAACATACTTTACCAAGTAGTGCATTTTCTTCAACATTTCCATGGCATCGGTTCCATATCTCATTTGTAAACCATTTTGTTTCTGATTCAGTCCATACATTTAATTTCAGGCGTAAAAAACTATTCAAACGCGACGGCATTTCTTGAGCTTTACGCGCCATATCTCTCATGTCATCTATTTTTACACATACTCCCAAATTAGGATTAGCTTTTTTCCATACTTCCTCATCAAAATATTTTTGCCCGTCAATATCTTCCTGGTCGATTGTAAATATCATTCCGAAATATGAATCATCTGCAATAATACCTTCGAGTATTTTCTCTAAATACTCATGCTGTTGCCAACATATGCTATTCTTGTCGAAACCGGCAGTCGTAATTGCTATCATTAACGGTTGCCGCCGTGCGCCTTTTGCCGTATCCATGACATCCCAAATAGCGCCGGTTTTATGTGCGTGTAGTTCGTCTATTATCATTCCCTGCGGGTTTAATCCATCAAGCGTATCCGCATCGGCCCCCAGCGGTTCAAACTTACTCGCCGTATTTATTATAGACATATTCCCTTTGACAAAATGTATCATCTGTGCAAATTCTGATTTTTGCATCATCCGGTATGCTTCATCAAATGATATCTTTGCCTGGTCGCGTTTGGTGGCGGCAGAGTACACTTCGGCCCCAGGCTCGCCATCTGCAATAAAAAGATACGTCCCAATCGCCGCCGCTTTTTGTGTTTTGCCATTCTTGCGAGGCTCTTCTAAATAAGCAATACGGAAGCGCCTTGTCCCATCTTCGCGTTTCCATCCAAATATATTCCATACCTGGAACTGTTGCCAAGGCTCAAGTACAAACGTCTTTCCAGACCATTCGCCTTTTGTATGTTTTAGAAAATCAAAATATTCTAACGCATGTATCGCGGCTTCTTCATCAAAATATAAACCACGTTCTGCACCATGCTCCAAATCATCGAGATATCTTTTAACTGAAAGCTTTACCCATTTACAATGCGGCCGCGTTTCGTTGATTACTTCATCTATGAATTCTTGAACGCAGATTTTCATTTTAGTTCTCTATATGCGTTATATCAAAATTTATTGTTTCATATCCTACTACTTCATAATCATATTTTTTATTTGACAGTATCATTGAACCGTGTGTAAATGCCAAATCTTCATATTCTTTTCCGTCATATTCATATTTATAGATTACTTTCATTCAAGCCCCCCCCCTAATCTTTCATTATCAATATTGCCGATTTAGGCATATGTAAAAACACTTCGGTAAATGTTTTTTTTGGATTGTTTATAGCATAGATTAAAGATGTTACGCCTACCCATGCGAAGATGACAAAAACAGCTAATTGCACTACGGCCAAAATAGCTTTTGTTCGTAATTGCTTTAATTGTTTTTTGGAGCTTTCCTTATACATAGCCATAAATTTTTCATCGTTCATTTTAAGCCCCTTTCTTCTTATTCAAGAAATTCAATACATCATTTTCTTTCTGGTCTTTATCCGTCGGCATGGCTAGCTTCATCCTATCTACAGGCGAGAAACCTAACTTGCATGACAACGCCATCAAGTCTTTCCGTAAATCCTTTGCAGTAATATGTAATAGGCGCATCCGCTGTAATTTGCCATCGTATTCTTTTTTATTTTTCTCTTTCTTGTACTCTTTTTCGTTATCAAGCCATTTCACCCATACATCACACCAGATAGCTAATATTTCTAAATCTGTTTCTGTGACCATTCCGATTTTTTCATAAGCGGTAATTATTTTCTTCCATTCTTTTTTACCTTCAGGCGGTAAATAATCCGGGGCCGGGTATTGGGAAGTTACCACTTCAGTCTTCTTTACTTCTTTTAATGGCCTGCGGCCAGGCCGCCCTTGCAACTTTTCAAGCTCTATCGGTTTTCGTGGCCTGCCTTTTGCCATTAACATAACTCCTCTAGATATTCACCACATAGCGGGCATTGATTAAATGATACAAATGATTCACTGTGACGGGCAGAATAAACTTCACGCTGATTATATAATAGTCTTGGCTTGTCTTCACCTAATATAATTCCATAGCCATATATATGTTTGCATTTCTCACATTTTTCAAATTCTATTTTCTCGAATGTTCCATCTATAGTTGGATCATCATTCATTTTCTACATCTCCATAAAATATATAATATAATCGCCGCCGCAATACCATTTACTATAAATAATACTTGATATATTTTTATCATCATATTAGCAAACTCGATCATTTATTTCTCTTTTAAAATTTGTTCACTTACCAATAATTTTACATATTCCACGCTTAATAGATTAAACACAAATTTCCAAGAATCTCCATGCCCTGCTTCCTCGCCAGCAACAACATGCGCTAATTCGTGGCCAACGATTTCTATTAAATATTTAAAAGGCAATCGAGTGCTTATTTTTATAATCGGTATTTGCGTCTTATCATCTGGAAATATTGTATATCCCCATCCGCCCCAAAATAATATCTTTCTTAATGAGTCATCAAATTGGAGATAACAATCAACATCTGGATAGATGTGTTCAAATACTCGTTTTATTATTGATATTTGATTCACCATCTTCAACATATTTCATTTCCTCCCAAAAGCCTATATTTGCGACACCCTCGCGGAAAG